GGCCCTTTCAGACGGCCATAAACATGAGATTTTACGGACAACAAAAGAAGATAGGAATCGGTGGAAGTCAACGCTTAAGCAAATTGGAGAAGAAGGCCAAGGAGTGGAATCGGAGATTAACCAACAGACTAGCCTACTTTCAACGCTTCGAGATAGGGTACATAAAATCACTGCCAATACCCGAGAGATTACGGCGATCAACTCAACGATATCTGATTACCAATCGTACCTAGAAAAAGAAGTTTCAGCAGATTTAAAAGCTGCCGAAGCTGATCTATCATCGATGGATAATGATAGAAGTAAGTTAATGGAAGAAAAATTCCGTATTAGTGAAGAATCTTCTTATAACTTTGTTATGTCTGAAATGCTAAAAGATACTGGTATTAAGACTAAGATTATTAAACAATATCTTCCTGTTATTAATAAATTAGTAAATCAGTACTTACAGGTATTAGATTTCTTTGTACACTTTGATCTAGACGAAAGCTTTAGTGAAACTATACGATCTAGACATCGTGATGAATTTACATATGCATCATTTAGTGAAGGAGAAAAACAACGTATTGATCTAGCACTTCTATTTACTTGGAGACAGATTGCTAAGATGAAAAACTCTGTAGCAACAAATTTGCTTATATTGGATGAAACATTTGACTCTTCACTAGACCATGAAGGTGTAGATAATCTACTTAAGATTCTTTATACACTTGGCGATGATACGAATATCTTTGTTATATCCCATAAAGGGGAAATCCTAGATGGTAAATTTGGATCCAAAATTGAATTTAAAAAAGAAAAGAATTTCAGTAAAATTGCAGCTTAATGGTTTACAAATGAATCATTATGTGGTATAATTATCTAATAATAAGATATGGAGTTACATTATGGAATTAGAAGACGGTACTCTTCAGGTACTTAAGAATTTTTCTGCCATTAATCAGAATATTATGATTCGTGAAGGTAATACCCTGAAGACTGTAAATGAAGCTAGAAATATCATCGCTTATGCTGATATCAAAGAACGATTTCCAAAAGACTTTGGAATATACGATTTAAACGAATTTATTGGTGTCCTGTCACTAGTTGATACACCTCGTCTTAAATTTAACGATGAGTATGTGACAGTTGGTGATTCCACCGGTAGATCAAAGGTTAAATATTTCTTCTCTTCGGAAGAGACTTTAACCTTGCCACCTCAAAAGGTTAATATGCCTGAAACTGAGGTTAAGTTTGTACTAACAAACGATACACTAAATAAGTTGAAGCGCGCTGCATCAACTCTAGGACATGAAGAAGTATCTATTTCTGGTAAAAATGGGATATTAAGTCTTTCTGTCGTAGATCAGAAAAACGCAACATCTAATCGATATTCAATCGATATTGATGGTGAGTTTAAAGAAGGATCAGAATTTAATCTAATCCTAAATATATCAAATCTCAAAATCTTGCCTGGCGATTATGATGTTGAGATTTCTTCTAAGCTTATATCACAATTCAGTCACAAAGAATTACCTGTGAAATACTGGATTGCTTTCGAAAAGACGTCTAAATTTGGAGTTTAAATAATGTCTAATCAAGTAGAACAACTACAAGATCTTGCTAATAAGTCTTCACGTAGTACCGTAGCAGTTATCGATGCCATGACTGCTCGTGGTGCATTTAAGGGTGAAGAACTTTCTACCGTTGGTAGTCTAAGAGACCAATGCATTAATATCATTCAAATCTGTGAGCAAATGACTCAAGATGCAGCAATGGAGGATGATGAAGATTAAGTTTACAAACTTACCTATTTGTGATATAATACCCTTTTGTTATGGAGTTTGTAAATGAATGATTTTCTCTGGGTAGAGAAGTACCGTCCTCGTAAGATTGCTGAGACCATTTTACCAGATGATCTTAAGCAAACTTTCCAGAGACTAGTAGATACCGGTGAACTGCCTAATATGCTTTTCACCGGTACTGCCGGCCTCGGTAAAACCACAGTTGCAAAAGCACTGTGTAATGAATTAAATGTCGATTACATTATTATTAACGGTTCTGAAGAAGGTAACATCGACACCCTTCGTGGCAAGATTAAACAGTTTGCCTCAACCGTTTCTCTTACAGGTGGATATAAAGTAGTTATCCTAGACGAAGCAGATTATCTTAATCCTCAGTCTACACAACCGGCTCTTCGTGGATTTATCGAAGAATTTGCCAACAACTGTAGATTTATTCTTACATGTAATTTTAAGAATCGTATTATTGACCCCCTTCATTCTCGTTGTGGCGTATACGAATTTAATACTACTAAAAAAGATTTAGCAGTTCTTGCACAAAAGTTCTTCGAAAGAGCTAAGTATATTCTAGACAATGAAGGGATAGTATATAATGAAAAAGCATTACCACCGATTATTATCAAACATGCCCCGGATTGGCGGCGGATCATCAATGAGCTTCAAAGACATGCTGTTCTGGGTTTTGATCCTAACCGGACTTCTGATTTGGGTGGATCCTTTGGCGATTTATATAAATCGTTAAAAGAAAAGGACTTTAAGAAAATGCGGTCATGGGTAACTAATAATATGGATACCGATGCATCTGCTATCTTTCGTGGTTTATATGATCAAATGTACGATTACCTTAAACCTCAATCTATACCATCACTTGTATTAATTCTAGCAGACTATCAGTATAAACACGCATTTGTTGCTGATCATGAATTAAACGTTGTCGCTTGTCTGACCGAGGTTATGGCTAATGTTGAATTTGCGTGATCCTGAACAAACGACATTTATAATATCTATTATAGCTGGCATAATAGGAGGATTTGTTGCTGGCTATGATGGTACTATTATAGCAGGTTTAAGCGTATATGTTTTCCTTCGTGTTATGCAAAGAGGTATGTAATGAATCCATTTGAATATGTAAATGCTATTAATATGACTAAAAAGAATATTATGGTAGATGATATTGCTGAAAAGCAGTACGTACCATATATGACAAACCGTAGCCTGTCCTACTTTAATGATACTGTACTCATTGCAAATGAGATGAATATCAACCATCACCTAGATAACCGTCTTCAATTCGATTTTTTTATAAATATAATTAGAAAGCGGAAACGTTTTTCCAAGTGGTTCAAACCTGAATCCCAAAGTGATGTGGAAGTAGTCAAGGCTTATTATGGTTATAGCAATGAAAAAGCACGCCAAGTCTTGCCCCTTCTTACAAAAGAACAATTAGAAGTATTGAAAAAGAAGGTAGATAAAGGTGGAAGAAAATAATTTAATCGAGTGGACTCCTAGCAGTATGTTAGAAGTTACTCTCAACGAGCCGGATGATTTCCTGAAAGTACGGGAAACCCTAACTCGCATCGGTGTAGCCTCACGTAAAGATCATAAACTATATCAGTCTTGCCATATTTTACATAAGCAAGGTCGTTACTTTATTGTGCATTTTAAAGAGCTATTTTTACTTGATGGTAAGAAATCTAATCTAGAAGAGAATGATATTGCTCGTAGAAATACGATTGCAACTCTTATGAGTGATTGGGGATTACTTACAATCGAAAACCGTCAATCTGCACAGCCTCTAGCACCGCTCAGGCAGATTAAGATTATTTCATATAAAGATAAAGATCAATGGGAATTATGCCCAAAATACAATATCGGAAATAAGTAAGTGCAAGAGATTAGGAAACTACCTGGAGTCGGGATTGAAATAGATATAGATCTAGCAACCTGTTCTGATGAAGAATTAAGAGAATTTGGTAAGAAAATCCCTCAAGAAGGATTTGTCCTTGTAAGGAATCAAAATCTTCATGAAAGTCAGATAGTTAGTGTATGTGAATCTATAGGTAGACTAAGCAAACCAGATTTGTATTGTATGAATCAAGATTATCCTGGCTTATTTCAAGTAACTAATGAAGTTCGAGATGGTAAAAAGATTGGCGTTTTTACTGATAAGGAATTAGATTGGCATTCGAATGGAAATGGAAGACCAACAGGTCGGGAATCCTGTGTTGGCTTATACTGTGTTAAGCCAGGCATTAATAGTGTTACTAGCGTATGTGATCTTAGATCTGCTTATGCTGATTTATCTGAAGATCTCAGAGAAATTATCAATAATGTAGATTGCTTATTTAAATTTAAAAATGGCACTTTTTATCAATTTGATGAAGATGATGAACTTCTTTC